TAGCGATACAGATGGTGCAGTAACGTATACGATCGCCTTTAGTGATTCCGCTGGAAATGCTGGAACCGACGAAACGGGTGGAGGAGTAACCTTTGACGACACTGATCCAACAGTAACAATAACCTCAACTACCGTTAATATTTCAACGGGTGGTGGTTCTATCCATTCAAAAATTGCCATGAAATTTGTCTTGAGCGAATCTTCTACTAATTTTGTAGTTGGAGACGTAACGGTAACAAATGGCGCATTAACTTCCTTTACCGGATCGGGAGTGACCTATACTGCCACCTTAACCCCCACTGCTTTTGGAGAATCAACCGTGCTAGTTTCCGCCAGTACATTCACCGATGCAGCCGGCAATGGCAATTCATTATCATCCACATTCACTTGGACATATGTTGACCCAACCAAGGTAAATATTGAATTCCCATTAATTTTTGATATGTCTGGTAATGGAACGGTATTTGGTGAAGATATTTCGGGAGATGTTATTGAAGCTCAACTTAAATTAACATTGAAAGCAACCTCAACGCAATCTACCAATTTCATAAATGCATTCAAGAAAATTTTATATTCGGATCCCAGTGACAATATTTCAGATACATCGGGTGTCTATTTCTGGAAAACATATACCGATACGAATACTGGCGGCATGGGTGAGGCGGTTAGAAATCTATTATTTGATAGTACCGTAATTAAACATAAAGGTACTGCCAATTCAGATAGATTTGGAAGTTTGGATGGAATGTATGGTATCCCAATTGGTGCTTTACAAACAACGGATGATCCTTCCGGAACACAAGCCAACTACTATGATAGCGCCTTCATTGATTCGGATGGCACAGAATTTCATAAAATATTAATGAGATTGGCTGCCGCACATATAATGGGACATCCATTTGCACAAGGATTTGTTCAAGAAGATACAGTCAAAACTGACTTAAAAGCTTGCGATTTAAGTGCCCAATTAATAGAGTCATTTAAACTTGATGATTTATTTCAAACAACCAGTGGTACTAGAGTATCAGATGCATCTGGAACTCATGTACCAGTTTTACAAAGTATTTATGAACAGCTCTTGAATAATAATATGGTTGATATGAGTGGTCAAGATCAGAGTGGTGCATTACATGGTGTTACAAATCCCCTCGTATTTAAAACGGGAAATACTGTAACTTTTTACATAAGACCACGATTGTTCTTTAAAGTTGATACTGCGGCAGGTATTTCTAATCTCGGCTCAACCGCTGTTGGTGCTGCATTAGGAATTTCAGGAACAACGCTAAACGCGGATTTATCGGGTGGCGGTGGTAGAAGTTTATTCAATGAAATATTTAGTATAAACTCATCTTCGGAAAGCCCAACGGGTTACAGGTGGTTAGCTGGTAGAGGTGATTCAGATGTTTCACCAAAATTAAATCAGTGGCAAACCAATTTGGAAATAGTTGGCGATGTATCTGGGGAAATGGGATATTCGGCTGATACGCGTCACGGTATGTTAGACGCCCATATCTGGAAAATAGAAGTAACCTTATAAACATCTTAAGCAACATTTAGCAACATTTAGCAACATTTAGCAAAATTTAGAAACATTTACCAACATTAGCAACATTTAGCAACATTAGCAGCAACATTAGCAGCAATAAATAAAATATAAAAAAATATTATATTTTATTAGACTATATGTCAATAATTCAATTTCCATTACTATTTGATATGTCTGGTAATAGTGCTGTCTTCGGTGAGGATATTTCAGGGGACTTGGTAGAAAGTCATGTTAGATTATCATTGGTCGCCACTGAATCGCAATCAACCAATTTTATAAATTCATTTAAAGAAATATTATACTCAAAACCAAATGATGTAAATGATACGTCGGGTGTCTTATTCTGGAAAACATATGTGGATGGAGAAACAGGTGGGTTGGGTGAAGCTGTTAGAAATCTATTGTTTGATAGCACAGTATTAAAGCATTCTGGAACCGATAACTCCGATAGATTTGGAAAACATGGAAGTGTATATGGTATCCCAATTGGAGCGTTGCAAACAACGGATGATCCTTCTGGAACACAAGCTAACTACTATGATAGCGCCTTCATTGATTCGGATGGTACAGAATTTCATAAAATATTAATAAGGTTGTCAGCTGCACATTTAATGGGTCACCCATTCTCACAGGGATTTGTTCAAGAAAGTGCCGTAAAATCTGATTTAAAAGCCTGCGATTTAAGTTCACAACTGATAGATTCTTTCCAATTGGATGATTTATCACAATGTTCCTTTGATCAAACTGTAACAGATGGTTCGGGTGTACACGTTAAAATATTACAAAGTATTTATGAACAATTATTAAATAAAAATACGGTGGATATGAGTGGTTCAGTTGCAGGAAAGACGGATCGTCTTGTTTTTAAAAGAACCAATGTTGTAACTTTTTATATAAGGCCGCGGTTATTTTTTAAAGTGGATGCAGTCGCTGGTATAACAAATATTGGTTCTATAGCGGTAGGATCGGCTTTAGGGATTTCGGGAACAACACTAAACGCGGATTTATCCGGTGCTGGCGGTAGAACTTTATTTAATGAAATTTTTAGCATAAATTCGTCTTCGGAAAGCCCAACCGGCTACAGATGGTTGGCTGGGAGAGGCGATTCGGACGTTTCACCAAAATTAAATCAATGGCAAACAAATTTAGAAGTTATCGGAGATCTTTCTGGGCAAATGGGATTTTCAGACGATACGCGACACGGTATGCTGGATGGCCACATCTGGAAAATAGAAGTGACATTATAATATTATTTGTAAAAAAAATAATATTTACTAAAATATATAAATGTCGGCAATACAAATACCGTTAATTTTTGATGTTTCATCAAATGGAACAGTTTTCGGAGAAGATATTTCAGGTGATGTAATTACAAATCACTTAAAATTAAAAGTAACACCAACCACAGCTCAATCGACAGCTTTTATCAATGCTATGAAAAACATTTTATACTCTGATGTCAGTAATAACTCAGCCACGGACTCATCCGGCGTTTTATTTTACAAAAAAATTGCATCGCCACATAACGCAATCGGCGATGCTATAAAAAATTTCTTTTTTGACACCACGGGGATAATACATGCAGGGTCAACCAACGCCACAAGATTTGGAGAACATTCAAATGGGAAGTATGGTATACCAATAGGTATTAATCAAGTAAATGCATCAGACGTAGATCAATCTGGTACAGCTAATGCCTGGTACACTGATGCGTTTATTGATTCTGATGGTACGGAATTTCATAAAATATTATTGAGAGTCGCGGCAACACATTTAATGGGACATCCATTTTCCCAAGGATTTATTCAAGAAAATACCATAAAAACTGATTTGCAAAACTGCGATTTATCTGGTCAAATAAATACGCATTTGAAATTGGATACTTTAAGTACTGCTACAGTTGGAACTGCAATAGATCCAGTTAATGGTAAACAAGTTCAAATATTACAAACCATTTATGAACAACTTTTAATGCATAATATGTCGGATATGAGTGGATCTGACCAAAGTGGTAGCGACACCATGGTGGGTTTTCCAAGAGAACTTGTTTTTAAAGCACTAAATACCGTTACATTTTATGTTAGACCTAGATTATTTTTGAATGTGGATGTCTCTGGTGGTATTTCAAGTATGAGCACCGCAGTTGGTAATGCATTGGGTATTTCTGGAAGTCAATTTAGCGCAGATTTATCGGGAACAAAACTTGAAACTTTTAACAAAATATTCAGTACTAACAGCGATGCCACTAGTCCAACCGGATACAAATGGTTAGCTGGACGTGGTACAGCGGGAGCATTTTCACAATGGGAAACAAATTTAGCATGGGATGGTTTGGTAAATGATCAAAGTGGCGGGGCAGTCGCAATGTTAGACGCACACGTCTGGAGAATTGATATAACTTTACAATAACTTTTTAAAAAAAGTTTATCAAAAGAAACTTTTAAAAAAAGTTTACCAAAAGGAACTTTTAAAAAAAGTTTATCAAAAGAACTTCGTTTTGTCAAAGTTGTTTTGCCAAACTTTTTTTAAAAGTTCGTTTTGTCAAACTTTTTTTAAAAGTTAAAAGTTAAAAGTTCACAATTTAATAATATATTAAATATATTATTAATGAATTCAATGTTTGCTAAACATCGCGAACCTTTAACATCCAGTGAAAGAATGAAACAAAAAAGAAATTTAAATATTTATAAAACTTTAGAAAGCTCAAATAATATTAAGTTGGACAAATCCAATAATATAAAAAACGTTGTTAATTACGAATCATATATGAACGTTGTAAATGGTTTTTATGAAAGCCGAAAATTGGATATATCCAATAATAGAGATTGTTTCAACGTGCAATTAATTGATGATACGGATGATTTTAAAATAAATACTTTTGAAGATGTTCACAATTCTTTTATTGATTTCAAAAATACTGCCGAAAATAAAATGGGAATAAGCAATTACAAAGTCTGGAATGCGACTACAAATAGTTTTGAAGCACCGGTTGCTCCAAATATAGGATCAAGTACAGATGAGGGATTTGTTGTGCAAGCGGTGGATGTATCTGGTTCAGCTTTAACAAATTTTTTAACGGCGGGTGTGATAGAAAATGCAGCAGATATTGTATACCCTTACAAAAAAAAAGGAATTTGTTCAAAATTAATAATACCAAATTTAACATTTTACGACCCCTCGGGAAATATTGGCAAACCAACCGCGAGAGATGTTAAAAGATTTTTCCCCATGAGTAGAATAAGTTACAATTCAAGTACCTGTTAATATAAAAATATTTTAATAACTATATAATGGTTTTAAAAGCATTACTTGTGGGGTTAAATTATAAAATGCATAAAGAAAATTTGCTATTATCGCCGGTAAATAATATTGAAATTTTAAAAGATTTTCTAATTAGTTTCTCAAATTTTAAAAATAAAAATATTAAATTATTGAGCGATGACGAAAGACATGACAATGCCACATTTTTTTCAATTACGGCTTGTCTTAAAAATATAATTAGCTCAAGTAGTAAAAATGATGTTATAGTCTTATATTTTTCAGGGTACGGTGATTTTTTAGGAACTTTGGAAAAAGACGATCCAAATTATTCAAAAGAAAAAATGAAATTATCATCTTTATACAAACAAAAAAACCCGGAAAATATATTTTTACCGCAGGATTTCGGAATGGCTTGCTTAACAAAAGACTATTTTTTTGATATATTAAATAAATCAGAATCCAGAATTTTTTTAATGTTTGATAATTATAATCAAAATAAAATTAATTTGAAAAATTATTATGATATTAATTCCGAAACATATAATACTTTTATTGGCACCGATAAAAATACATATACCAATGAATTAACATGTTTATCTGTTAATAGCGAAAAAAGTAACTTTGATAAATTTCATAAAGTTAATTTGATAAATAATAATATAAATAAATTTTATAGCAATTTTCTAATTATCTTTTTGAAACATTTATATAACTACTTGCAAATAAACATAAATTTTATCACTTATAAATATTCGGAAATGTATAAAAATATAATAATTCAAATGAAAGATCATAGAATGAATTTTTCAAGTATGAAAGAAGAAAAAAATATGAATACTGGTTGTTGCAAACATGAAGACATTGAAATTTTCTTATCATTTTCAAAAAAAGAATTAATAGATACTTGTTTTTTAGATAATAAAATTCAAGAAAATAAAGAAAAAGAAATGCAAGATTTGGAAGTAAATAAAAAAATGAAAACACGTGATAAAGTGCTAGCCTATAAAAATGTAGGACTGGAGAGAGATATGAAAATTTTAAAAAAACGTTATAACCACATTTTAAATGAATACAACAAAATGCAAAATATTATGAAAAAAAGTAATTCAATACAATATTCGTTTAATAAATTTTTAAATTAAAACGTAATTTATATAAATGCCAAATTATCATGTAACAGTATCTTCATTTGGTTCGCTACCATCACATGTAAAAATAGCAAATAACAATGGTATAAGGATAACAACCGGGGCAACTTCCGAAATAAGTTCTTTGGCTGGCGCTTTAAATATAACGGGGACCGCGACGATTGTTGCGGTGGGTGCAAAAATTAACAACGGTGCTTTATTAGACGAAGATTTGAAAGAAATGATTCAGACGATTCAACAACAGTTTATTACCACCTATATGGATTTTAGTATGAACGACTTACGCACCAATATTCAAAATGGTTATGAAGTATTGGATCCAAGTACCAATAAACTTTCAAGAACTATTATGGCCAATGGTGTTCCTAAAACGACAACTGAGAATTTAATGGGAAATTTGAATGCCTATGTTCAGAAAGTAAAATCTTTACCGAAAAATGCAGATATTTCCAACAATGAAACAGAAATGATAAAACAGGATGATGCATATTTAATCAGTACTTACGCGTTAAGAACAATTGGTGTGGTTAATCGTGGTTTACTATGTTGGATAGAAAACGGTATGTTAAATGATACAATTATTTCTTTACAAGAAGAACGGATAACTAGTAGTCAAATGCAAAGTTCGGTAGTATTTGATATTGCGGCAACAGCGACGATTGATTTACGTTACTTGGCGTATATAAAGAAATATGGTCCGCCAATTGAGGGTGTATTTGATTCGGTAAAATTAGCAGAATTTATATAAAAAAATATAAAAAAATATAAAAAAATATAAAAAAATATATAAAAATAACATATCATTATTAACTAAATGTCAAACGATATCACAATATTATCAAATAGACTTACAAATAAATTTGAATTAGTCTTAAAAGAACTAAATATGTTGAAGAAAAATATAGATGAACTAAATAAAATAATTAACAAACAAGAACCCCATCCAGAACCCCATCCAGAACCCAATCCAGAACCCAATCCTGATCCCGAACTAGAACCCGCTGGTAGAATTGACTCACAACGTAACATGTCACACAACATTTGGATATCTAGTTTAAGAAACCGGTGGAATTGAAATGTTTAAACACCGATTACCATAAACATTGTTACCGATTACCCTGATATTGTAATTATGGAATGTTTCAGGACTTTCTTTAATTACATTAATAATGTAAAATAATATATCTTTTGTCATGGGTTCATGTGATTTTTGCACATTATATTTAAGTAATACGTTTTCTATGGTATTACCCCGTGCAACTGAATTCAATAATTCATAATCAATGCCATTTTTTTCAATCCATTTTTGAGAGTCAATCAGAGACATTTATTATTAATAATTACTTAATATTTAAGCAATTATTAAATTGATTCAAATTTAATATTGATATTCAAATTTAATACTGATATAATGTCCATAAATAACACAGATGAAATAGATAATGAATTATATAATGCATTTAACAACGAATTGAATAATGAATTTGACAACGAATTGAACGCATTTAACAACGAATTGAACGCATTTAACAACGAATTGAATAATGAATTTGACAACGAATTAATGAATTCATTATCTACTTCAACAGAAGACGAACAAAGCGAATCGGACACGGAAGAAGACGTAGAACCAATGCAGGAAGAACCAATGGAAGAACCAATGGAAGAACCAATGGAAGAACCAATGGAAGCAGCACCAGCGCAACCAGCACCAGCAGAAGCACAAGCAGCACAAGCACCAGCAGCACAAGCAGAAGCACAACCAGAAGCACCAGAAGCACAAGCACAAGCACAAGCACCGGAAGCACAAGCACCGGAAGCACAAGCACCGGAAGCACAAGCACAACAAGCACAAGAAAAAACTTGCACAGTTTGTTATAAAGCATTGAATATGAATAATATAGTAAATACCACGTGCAATCATATTTACTGTAAAAAATGTTTCTTTAGATGGATGAAAACTAGCAGTTCTTGTCCAATGTGCAGACATAACTTTGTTTCAATAAATGTGTGGTATGAAAATAATCGTGTTGACGATGAAATAGATGAATTAACGTTGATGTGTGAAAATATGAATATATCTTTACAACGGTCAAATAATAAACTTTTCCGTAAAAAATATAAAAACGAAAGATTAAAAAACAAAAATAATGCTTTAAAAAAAAATAATTTATCACAATTAAAAAGACAAATTGCATTAAGACAAGATATTGAATATTCACGCGGTTATATTGCAGGACTGGAAAATAATGATATACATGAATTAAAAAATGAATTGGGGAATAAAAATAATAAAGATTGCAATTATATTAGAGGCTACCATGCCGGATATTTCAATAGAAACAATTAACGGATCATATTTAAATAATAATTTTTTCTTCCAATTTCGCGTAAAGGATGAGGATCAATGGAAGCAGTTCTCATTGCTGGTGTAAATGCCAAATTAGATGCACCTGCTGAAGCAGCCCTAATTGTTTGTGACACACTTTTAAAAGCCGATTCAGCATTATTTTTATTAGCGGAGAAAGTCATGGATTCTTCGGGATTAAACCCATATTCTTCGCCACTCATAACAGCATCTTGATTTGTTGCAATAAATAAACATTTAACACCATATTCACGAGCACGCGTAACACTTTTACAGAATTCTTTTTTTGAAAAACCACTAGCGTTATCAAAGCCATCGGTACAACACACCCACGTCATTGAAATCGTTGGGTTTAATTTTTTTATAGCGGGCGCGAGAGAATTGCGAAAATTTTCAATATTTGATAAAAGAGATTGGATATCACGAATAGCACAATCATATAAACGCGTTCTACCTCGCGGTTTCATTGCGGAATTTGCTTCACCCTTTGAAAATGTGGTAGTTTTAATATCTGCATTTTCAAGTATTCTATTAATTTGATGATCAAACGTAGTTACAGAAATGCGACCAATTTGGTTATTATCTTTAGCTGATTTTTTAAGTGTTTGGAACCAATCATGCAATCCACTGGCACCTGCTCCATCTAAATCTTGCATGGATCCGGAACGATCACCGGTAAAAGCAGCGAAAAACCATTGCGGTAAAGGTGCCTCTTTATTTAATCTACGACTATTGTGTGACATTTTTGATTTTGTTATAGGTTTTGTTATAGGTTTTGTTATAGGTTTTGTTATAGGTTTTGTTATATCCCCATAAAAAACAATCAATTTAAAAACTCATATATAAAAACAGGAATAAAATAAATGAACGCGTTGAGATTCATTATAAATGAAACCAAGGCGACCATTGAAAATATTAATACATTTATTTTTTGTGTTATTTTTTGCGTTGATTTTTGTGTTGATTTTTTCAAATATACATCGCGAATTAATATCCAAACCGCTAAACCATAAGCTGCAAAGTTGCCAAGAGGGCATATTTTTGAACTATATTGTTTCGTATTTAGCTGGTGTTTAAAAAAATCAGGCATTTTTTTAAGTCCCATTAGAGGCGCCTCCCAAATATTTTGAAACGAATATGTGGTTTTGAAATAATTCCACATAAATATTATATACAGTATTTCAATTACGGTTTTCATTAAACTTATATATATATAATATAAATGATTAGTAATTTCATCAGAAAAAAAAACGGTTACAGATATTTATTATTGACGTTCATTATATCATTTGCTTTAATATCACACATCTATAAAAGTAAAACTGTGCACATAGCGCATGAAAAAAAAGAAATGCATTGGGGATATCCAAAATCAACACCATCTAGACCAAGAATGAGATAAAAGGTACTTAAAGATATATGATATATATCATATGGCGAAGGCTTAATTAGCTCAGTTGGTAGAGCGCACGACTGTTAATCGTGAGGTCACTGGTTCAACCCCAGTATTAAGCGAATTGAATGAATTACATATTAAATATTTAATATATAATTATAACATACATGAGCGGCTATTCCAAAGTAGTAATGAAAGAAATGAAAGAAGATGACAGCGATTATGACAGCGATGATGACAGCGGTACAGATAACAGAGGTGTAGATGACAGCGATGCAGGTGCTAGTGCGGTTACTAGGGCAGTTGACAGCGGTACAGATAACAGAGGTGTAGATGACAGAGATACAGGTGCTAGTGCGGTTACTAGGGCAGTTGACAGCAAGACAGGTTCCCAAACGGACGAAGAAGTTATAACGGTCGTTATAAAGACATACTTCGGTTTGGAGGATTTTGCAAACATGGGTGAGCTACCGAACACGTATGCTATCAAAAGTAACAAATACACTACCGTACCCGGGTCTGATGACATATTGGATACGTTATTACAAGAAATGAATAATGATGAACAATTGAAACAAATATTAGAAGAACACAATATAACAGATCATTTAGACGCCGCAAAAAATAATAATATAGATGAAATTGTCGTGTTCCTTGATAAATTAATAGATTTTATTAAAAAAAGTAAAGGTAATCCGGAAAAAGTAAAAAAAGTAGAAAAAGCTAAGAGAGACTGTCAAGAGAAGATGGGGGAAGAAATACTTGAAATGTTGAAAACCGCAGAAACCCTAGAAAACAAAAAAACCCTAGAAACCACAATAACCAACCTAATATTAAAAATTTAAACTCCCAATAATTAGATTTTGGGAAATAATTATAGCCTTCGTTATTAAAATAACGATGGATAAACCAAATAAAACACATTTAATAAATATTAAATATGTTGATAAAGAATTGAAATGGACTTCGGTACAGTCTATTAAAATAATACATGCCATAAATAATAGAATCATGTTTTTTTGACAGCGTAATGTTACAAAAATTACATCAATTTATATAAGTAATTCTTAGCCTCCGTACATAACTTTCCTGTATATCTTTCACTAAATTTATTGAAAATTTGTAAATTGCCTGATTGCGAACAATCAACCGATTGCAAACAATGTTTGAGCCATTGCATTTTAACAATATTTTTAAAATGTATATCGCGTAGCACGCGAACGTTTGACAATGTTCCTGCAATATTATGAGAAATATTTATATTTTCATTTGAAATACCAGTCGCATTTAACCAATATAATTTATATATTAGTAATTCATTTTCATATGTATCTTTTTTATCAAACAAGCCTGAGTTAATATAATCTACTTCAACGAATGGTGCGGAACATTTAATAGGATCTACATATGTTAACATGCTTCTTTCTCTCAAAATTTTATTTCCAGAATGCCAAGTTAAAAAAATATCGGAATCCGGACAAGATTTGAAATATAAATCAAATGATTTATCATGTTTCTTAAGTATTTTCGCCGGTACATAACTTTCCCAGTTTTGCAATTTACAAAGAATAATATCACCAACCTTACTTGAATGTTCAATACAATTATCAATATTTATATTTTTATATGTTTTTGATTTTGCCAATAAACAATATCCCGTTTTACATTTCAAGTGACGCAATGGGTGATTTGATAAATTTTTCGCGTTTAACCAAATATTAATAAGTCCATTTTTCATATATTACTTCATTATTTTATATACGACCAAATAATTTATTGGAATTTGGACCAATTTTAAAAACATTATACATTATACCTAGGCCCAAAGAACCAATAAAAATATAATAAAATATAAAAGACATTTTTTTAAATTTCATTTGTTTGACAAAAAAATCAGATAATCCAAAAGCCGCAATAAAAATAAATACAAACCCTAACTCTTTAGAATTCATTTATAATATATATAATTATTTTATTCTGCATATATAATGGACATTGCCAAATTTTTTTTATTAATGATAAAAGTAATTCTTTTATTATCCGTTATTCTCATTTTTAGTTATGTAAATACTAAAAAAGAACATGTTGATAAAATAAACGAAATAAAGAAAAAATCAAACAAAAAATCAAACAGAAAATCAAACAGAAAATCAAACACAAACTCAAACAAAAAATCAAACACAAACTCAAGGATTGGAAATATTGTAGAAAAAACACAACTACTTTTAAAAAAACATTCTAAATCAATAACTGGTAATGTGGGTTCCACCGAAGAAAATATTACAGAAGGTTTTGGAAATATTAAAGAAGGTTTGGGAAATAATGAAGAGAATGATAGGAAAGTTGATAAATTTAGTGGAAACGTTGCATCAAGGGCATCATCTATAAAAAATCAAAAATGTAAATATAGAGGTATAACCTTATTTAGATGGGTATATTGGTTTTTTAAAACGATACTATTTATATTTGTATGGTTAGCAAATGCAATTTGGGATTTAATTGATGATAAAACTAAACAAAAACCTGTAACATTTATAACTACCATATTCTCACCGGTAATGTTTGGTATATATGGCTTGCAAAAAATATTTAATGGTATAATTTGGATATTGGGAAAATTGAAATACGCAGTTGTCTTCATAATAACCACAATTGGAAATATACTTTTTGTATTTTTTCCTGATTTTGTAATAGAAATTCTATCATATTTCTTTTCACCACTGATTGTTTTATGGAGATCTATTGCAAATATGACTATATTTTCACCATTTGGTGCATTTTGTTGGGATTAAATAATTATAACTTAAATATATCATTTGATTTATATCAAAATGTCATCCGATAAATCTTATGACAAATCCAATAACTCAAAAAGTGAATTAATAAAAAATATAAAAAAAAATACTTCAAATGAAGATATTGTGTCATTAAATGGTTCAATATACGAAAACGATTTAACCGAATTTAGAAAATACAATTTATTTCAAACAAAAAAATATTCAAATGGTACAAATATATACGGACTTGTTCATATAAAGTTGTTTTTTTTTGAAAAAAACAAAAATAATTACAACAATTATGAAAATTTATTAATAAAAAAAATAAATAACGCTATAAAAATAAGCGATAAAAACAATAAAATAAAAGGCAAATTTTATGTATATTTGGATTTGGAAAATGTAACAATTAGAAATTTAAGCAGAATATTCTTAAATAAAATAGCAAACACATTGACAAAATTATATGAGGACCAATTAATAAATTATTTTATAAATTGCAATAAACATTTAATAAAAATGTTATGGCCAATAATAGTTGTTTTTTTAGATAACACCACAAAAAAAAAAATTATTTTTTGCTGAAATTATAATAAATTTATATAGTATATGAGCAATATTGAATTAGATATTAACGAAATTGATAAGAATGACGCTGCCAACGTAGAAAAAGCAGCCAAAGCAAAAGCAGCAAAAGCAGCAAAAGCAGCGAAAGCAGCGAAAGCAGCGAAAGCAAAAGCAGCCAAAGCTGTAAAAGCAAAAGCTGTAAAAGATGCAAAAGCTGTAAAAGATGCAGCAGCCAAAGATGCGGCAGCCAAAGATGCGGCAGCCAAAGCAGCGAAAGATGCGAAAGATGCAGCAGTCAAAGCAGCGAAAGA